GGACATGAGGTTATGACGCGACAACGCATGAATGCCACGAATGTGGCAAATAAGCGTTTTACCGCTGCTTTTTCGGATCAGTGCATAGCCGACTTACTCGACGCCATTAGTGGCGAAGATGCGGTTGGCTTTGGTTTCGACTATCTTAGGGAGGAGATCCTTTCTAAGTATGTTGGGCCGAACACTGATCCGGCCAAGTTGCGTCGCGCGCGAGCTATCGAAAAATGGCTCGCTGCAGAGGTTGCGAATGGTAATACGAACGAACGACTGATGCATGCTAGCATCGTCGATCACACGTTCTCCTTCACCACGTACAGCTTTCTCGTACGTAAGGTTCAGAAGTTCATTCGCCGAGTGTTAGGCCCGTTGGATACCGAGACGGTGTTCGCATCGTTTTGCTACACCAACGGCGCTACAACTCGTGTAAAGCGGTCCGAGAGGGCCGCTTTGCACAAACTCATTGGTAATGCTCACTGTACCCCACTTGCCGTCAGTCGCTGGCTGGACATAATCAACTCCGATAAAGGAGAGTTGGTATGTTCCGGTCAAGACCTCGAGCTTGTTGAGGGAAATGAGCTGTTCACAGTGCCAAAACGAACCGATATTGACCGGGTTGCCTGTAAGGAACCTGAGATCAATATGCTGATGCAGCGCGCTGCGGTGTTCATATCCGCAATCGTCTGAGACTCTTTGGGATCAACCTCCTCGATCAAACGAGGAATCAGGTCTTAGCCCAGCGAGCCTATTGCGATCGTTTAGCCACGATTGACCTTTCATCGGCCAGTGACTCTATTACTAGTGTATTGGTGCAGCAATTGCTACCAAATGACTGGTGGTCACTGCTATATGATCTGCGATGCCCTACCACGATGATCGATGATAGCTCTCACGAGCTAAACATGTTCTCGTCTATGGGTAATGGCTTCACTTTCGAGTTGGAGTCTCTCCTTTTCTTTGCGATCGTCAGCGTTATTGCTGAGATCAAGGGGGATAGGAATGCGATCATATCCGTCTATGGTGATGACATTATCGCACCTAGTGCGTTAGTGAAGGACATCCGAGAGATCTTCGCGTTTATTGGGTTCACTATGAATCCCAAGAAGACGCACTCAACGGGTCCCTTCCGCGAGTCTTGCGGAAAGCATTACTATAAGGGGTTCGACGTCTCTCCCTTCTATATACGAGAGGCGATATCCACACTTCCTGACCTGATCCGTGTTCTTAATCGGGTCTTAGAATGGGATGGCCGGGGTTTCGGTTTTATGACCACTCCTCGGATGGCTGCGTTCCACAGGAAGTATTCTGCGCACGTCCCCCCGAAATTCTGGGGGGGCGTTGAGACCGACCAAACAGACGCTCTGGTAACTGGGCACGCCCCGCGCTATCGCATTACTGCGAAAGTAAAGGAACTGCACTTTGACCAGGATGCGGCCTGTGTACATTGGCTCATGCAGAAGGAACACATTGCGCCTTCGGGCAGTCGCGTTGACACCGCGTCTAGCTTCGGATGTGTAATTGTGTCCCCAACACGAGAAATTGAGCTCAAAGCTGCTCGCTCGAGTATGGGAT